ATTGGCGAGCGAATTGCGATTATAACACGTCCAGTAGTCGATAAATTCGGGGCATTCTTTCCACCCGAAATCATAGGCATAGTTGTGTTTGGTTGATGTGCCAACGCCGGCCTCATAATAGCCATCGGCGCGGCGCCGATAGGGGATGCCGCTAGAATTCATGATTTGGTGAACTTGGCCCATATGCAAGCATTACGCGATTTAGCATCTTTGCGCAAGATTGTTGCGTGTCTCTCCACGCTGTCACGCCTGTTTATTCTATCGGCGAGGCCGCTAGAACATTGCAGCAAGGTTTTTAAACCTTGGACCTTACGGCGTCCTCAACCTCAGTTTTGATAATATTAACGAGATAATGGAATGCAAGCAAAGCTGAAACAACAAACTATAAAAACCACCCTCCCGACGATTCACCCATCATCAAGTCGGTTAGCGCCCATACCAATGCGTCAGCTCTGTCTGGCGACCTGTCCCCAACATATCCGGCAGCGGTGAAATTGCACATTTGATCCTCAAGGTCGGGGAAGTCGCCAACGTGACTAACCCGGCCTTGCTCGTATAGGGCTGCAACAGGCTCTGCCCGAACCACTTTACCCCTTGATGCCGTAACTTCGCGATACGGCACTTTATGATCGGCGGTTCGAATGACAAATTCCACCATGGCACCGCCATAATTGCGCTCGCCGACAATGCGGTCAGCTTCCCAGCGGTGATAACAATCCACAGCCCTGCGTCCCCATCCGTCAGGCGACAGGTTGCACGTAGCATCCTCAAGCACATATGCCCGGCCATCAATGCCCTTACCCGCCACGACTATGCCGATATCATCCCCGCTGTCGTCCCCCTTAGTGCCCGACGGATCAACCGCGATCACGATGCGCTGCATATCTGGGAGTGATGCGCCCTTTGCCAATCTCAAACTGTCAATGCCTGGGATGACGCGTCCATCCTCTGCATCGCGATCATCTAGCGTCCATAGCGCCCCATTAACCTCGGTTGCCCACTCCCCAGCCTCAAACCTCAATCGCTTGGCAGCCGACATGCTCGCCAAAATATCAAAATACTCTGCCGGCAAGTTGCTGGCATTGTCTGTAGGATTGACCTTCATTTCGGCGTAATCAGCCGGATTGGGCAGCGCCTCTTTCGTTCCTGGCTTCACCCCAGCGCGGAATAGCTGATAACTCCAATGTAGCTTGGACGGAGGATTGCAGTCGAAATAGGCTTTCAACGCCAAATGCGTCTTGCCCGTTGCTGCCTGTATTTCAGGCGCCAGTTCACATTTCTGCGCCAAGCGAGACATAGCCATTTCGACCGATCCCCATGGTATTTGGCTACCCTCGTTAAAATACAGTGTGACATATTCAGCGCCGAGAATTTTTTCCACTCGTTCTTTGTCATCCAAGCCGCCAATCCATATCTGGCTGCCGTTCGGCAATTCCAGATAAAAATCGGTTTTGTCGAACCGCGCTCGCAGTCCTGGAAAGCACATTTTAAGCACCTTGGGCATGGTGTCTGCCCAAATGCTCGTCTTGGCATGGTTGAATCTAAAACGGAAAATTGCATGGCGAGATCCGGGTGCATTTATGGCCCGCTGGATAATCGCCCGCACCAAGAGAAACGTCTTGCCGGAACGGGAGCCGCCACGCAGCATGACATTGCGAGCAGGGCCGGCTAGGAGCCGGTTAGCCTCTTGCTGTTTAGGGGTTAGGACAGCGGGCGTATGGTCCGCCAAAGCGACCATGATTAAAGTGCCGCGTCATCCTTGGAGATCGTCAGATGCAGTGGGCTGGTCTCGTCACCAGCAATAGCAAGACGTTCGCCATAGCGCTTGGGGTCCCACTTGGACAACAGCTTTAGCCTAGTCTCAACCCTGAGCTTGGATCGGGCAACCCATTCCTTGTCCATGATTGGGCCTTGATCGGTCTCGATAGTATCGCGAGTTCCGTCATCGGCGATGGCCAAGGCGTCTTGGGCAATTACATCAAATCCGGTCTCGCGCGCACGCGCGATTGCTGCGGAAAGTTCTGGATCAGCCTTCCCCCAATCATGGACCGTATTGGTCGCCGGCATATCATCCTGACGACAAATGACAGCGAGCGGCGTTCCCGCGCTCAAGCCATCAAGGATGCGGGAGATAACTTCTGGTGTGCGCTTCGAAGGACGTCCCATCATACCATCACCGCTTCGATCTTTCGCAGTGGGCTTACCATTGATCGAGCACCTCCATTTGTTGTTTGCGGCCCCACCAGCGGATGGAGACACTGGCTGCTCGACGCGATGGGAGCCGGGGCCGCGTGGTGGGTTATGGGGGATTATGTTGGCGGCGTCAAGCGATAACCTATATCGTGGATAATCCCGGCCCATCCAGCGTCCTCGGTATCGGGATCGACAAAAGGACAGTCATTACCGCAAAGCCACCACCATCCTGCTTGACCGTCCCATTCCGCAACCTGCCAATGGTCCCCACGCTTGACCCAATAAAAACCATCGTCGCGGCCTAATGGCGTGCAGCGAGGGCAATCAGGTCCGTCATGCAGCAAATTGTGCTGCCCGCAATGATGCCTCTCCATAGCCTCAATCTCCTCCGGCGATGATTTTGGGGTGGGGCTTGGTCATCAAGGCAGCAACCATATCCTTTTCGATCAGCATCAAGCCAGCCTTGTCCAAATCCTGCATAAGCTGCGTTCGCCGTGCATCGGCACCCATGCCCTTGCTGGCGTCTGCGCTGTTCAGGGCCGCATCCATCTTGGAGCGGAAGTTGCTGGCGATGCTCATGCCCCACAATCCTTAAAGCACCGCATCTTGCAGTAACCGCCTTTTTCAACCCTTGCACGATTTTCCGCCATCAGCGGTTTACGATGCGGGCAACCGGCCCTGCGCACCATGGCATTGATCCTTTGCCGAGAGACGCCATGCAATTTCGCAAGGGATGTGATCGTATCCCCTGCCTCATACGCTGCCACGATTTCGTCATTCCTGGTCATGTCTCGATCTCCTCCATCCAAGCCGCCACCATAACGCCCGGCGTCAAAGTGTCAATAACCAATATCGCAGACATGGCCACGGCGCATAATGGCCCTCACATCACCAGCCCTCACACATATGACCGAATGGACGCAATTATATTATAAAGAAAGAAAAGAGTTTTCTCTGCTATCATAGGCAAGGTAACATTTGTAACATTCCATCTCCCAAATGTTACAGACGTTACCTTGCGCGCGCGACCGCGCAAAAACGGCTCTCAAAAAGGTTGCCTTTGTTGCATACGGATGTTGCGAAAAACCGTAACAAAAAAATCGCACTTATGGCTGCATAAATGACTGCATTTAGGTGTTGACACGGGCCGCACCTACCCATAAAAGGGTGACATCAAACGGGCACCTCGCCAAGCCAGGGGTAGGTAAAAGACAATGACCAGGCATTATTATATCGAGATCAGCCCTCGCGGTTTTGCCAATGAGACGCTTGTTCTTTGCGGCACCAAGGCAGAGGTTGAGGCGGTCTCGAAGAGCTATGACAACAATCCCAACGCATGGGCCATTCCTCGCCCTGCATCATATCCTGCGGTGCGCGCCGCAAAGGCATATGCCGCGAAATGGGGTTATGACATGTCACCGATCACTGACGATTATGACGGTTACTGAGCCATATTAAGCACGGATGGAGTTACTGACATGGCTGGATACAACGGTTATTCGATGAGCAACAACGCAGTGGCGGCCTATGACGATGGCCTGCTGCCGGCGAGCAAGATCAAGCAAGTTCCGGCATCGTTGATCGAACGATTTGTGCGCTATGCCGAATGGCACCACAGCAGCAAAAATTACAATCGCGTGAAGTTTTACGATCCGCAAACCGTGCTGGCCACGTTCGGGCTGATCGAAGCCACGGACGAATGCGGCGATCCTATCCCCGCCTGCCCCGATGCGATCAAGGCGCTGGCGGCGTATAAGGCGGAAAAGAAGTCTGGCGGCGAAGTCCATCATGGCTGCACGGCGGAATGGATCGACTGGAGCGGCTCGCTCAAGCGGCCCACCGCGACCGAACGCAAGGAAGTCGGATGCACGATTTCGCTCAAGGGACAAACAGCCACGATCACATTGCAGAGCGGCGAAGTCGTGACCAAGCGCCTCTCGACGCGCGGATTTAGCTGGAGCAAGTGACGTTAATTACCACGCCCCCCGAATAAAAAAGGGGGCGCTTGAAAACAGGGATATACGAGATGACCACTTACACCATCACGACTGACCACCCCGCATCGAGCCATGGGATACCTGTCCTGCTTGACGATGCCGGCATCCCGCATGGCGCGGATGACGTTGGACTATATGGCCTGCCCAAAAACTACTGCGGGCGCGTCGATGCTGCCTCGGATGTTTATTGGTCCGGCTATGGAGACAGCCCGATGAAAATGTGGGATGCCCTGACAGCCGCCCACATTGCACATCCCGAAATGACGATTGTCGAGATCGTTGACGCAGGAAAAGTTGTGCTGCGGCACGCATGATCGATGCCGCCCGCATGTCCGAAAGGTATATCCAAAGGGCATATGCGGGCGGACCATATGATCCACACTATCCTGTCATGCCCTTGATCTTGGTTTTGACATCTTCCCGGCGCAAGCGCTCCGATGCTGCCCGTTCGCCAAAAACCTCATGCACGCGCGGATTGACCTGACACACGAATTGCGTGGCGCGTGCGTCGATCTTGTCAATCCATCCAAGCGCCTCAAGCTGGTGACATATCGGCTCGATATATTGCCGCGTGAGTTTACGCATCCTCCCCGATCCGTGATGAAATGTCCGCAGAGTGACTTTTTCGACACGATGCGCCAGGATATATCCTGCCACATCCTCAATAGCATCATGGTCATCACTGATGCCGATCATACCCATGTAAAATGCCATGGCGTGCCGAAGGATATAATCATGCAGGAACCGCGCAGCCCTACGCGCTGTGTCGGCGGTGACAACTGGCGGCAGGTCATCCATGTTGGCGTTTTCGATCACATGCCAGATCAGACACAATCTGGGGAACATACCATCGTATTTGCCCATGTGGCTGGCGAGCTTTTTGTTGACGCTCTCCATTGCCCTGACCATGCCATGATGCTTGACCTCAAGCTCTGCCCGCAACGCCTGAGCATCATCGTCAAAAGTCAAAACGACATCCCCAAAAAATCCTGTGGGGCATTTGATGTTGTGCAGCCGCTCGATAAGCGCGTCATAATCGCGCACGGCATCGTTCGGCAGATCGTCTTTGCCGATTTCAGCAGGTTTTAGCACCACCGGGAAAAAACGCTGTATCAATCCATCGTCCGTTGCGTCAGACATGACTTTGCGGATGGCGTCGGGCTGAATTCCGCCAAATACCGATATGGACAGGTTTTCGATCAGGAACGGCTTGCGGCTGACACGGTTGACCGCATAAGATCCTCCTCCGAAAGCGCGCAGCCAGAATGAGCGATCCTTGGCGCTGCCTTTGCCGCCGCTGTATTTCTCGATCCCGCCGAACCATCCTGACAATTCATCCTGCATCGCCAGCACGCCATCAGGGCTGTATCGCGCGACCTCCTGCGCTGCCTCCATCGTAATATCGTCAATGCGCAATCGCGTCGGCACGGGTGGATCGCCCGACTCGGTTTCCTTCCAATCTTGGTAATCACGCTCGTGCTGGATCACCATGCGTGCATCAATCGACGCAATGGCGTGCGTGCATGTGCGCATGATTGGCGACTTTTTGTAAGATGGTTCACCCAGGAGCATAACCCATATGCGGGCCTCTTCCCGCCATTCCTCGCTGCGCTTTACCTTGATCCTGATGCTGTCCGTAATGGCCGCCCCTGCCGTGCATAACATGCCCATGGCATAGCCGCCCGGATCAGCGCCGGACAAAGCTGCCGCTTGAAAGGCAGCCCGTTCAAGGATCGGAGGCAGGATACCGCGCGGTAAATCAGGCGGCGCATTTCGGCCCCATATATCCACAGGATCGGACGCATCATCATTCGCCGCATCTGGTTTTTCCGGCTTTTCTTGCGGGATATTTCCGTCAATTGGCGGTCCATTGAGGATGTTTTTGATTGCGTCGGAGGGATCTCCGCCGTCGTTGATGATGGCGACTGACATGTCATTGAAATCATCGTGCGGTTCTGCCGGCGCATAGACCGGAATGCCCAATTCGCGGCCTAACGCCAGCATTTCAGGCAATGCATTGCGATCTGATGCAATGGCCACGTCCTGCCCATTGCCATGCAATTCGCGGACCAGATCAATTACGCCATATTTTGAAAAGCCAACCGCCACGCGATCAGGGATAGCCTCGTATATGGATGCCCCGGTGGCAAAGCCTTCGCAGACAATCGACCGCCCGATACAAATGCCGAAATTAAGCCGCCCACCCTTTGACGGTGCCCCGGCACCACGCATTTTTCTGCCGTCATCGGAAAAGATGTTGTTTCCATTTTCATCGGCTAGCAGTTTGCCCCATCGCAATAGACGATGCAGCCCAAATGATATCATCATAGGTGCAGCCAAGTTCACGGGCCTGTTTCGCGTCAACCTTTTTTCTGGCAGGCAATAGTGCCGAAACACGCTGAAATGCACCATCGCATGCCTTAAGTTTTTTAAGGCCGGATGTGCTCAGTTTCCAATTGTCCATCATATTCTCCATCATCGTCATTGACCGGGTGGTGCCCGTGGCTGGCAGCGTGTCCTCTTGGTGAGAGGTCAGCCTTCTATCGCTGCGGGTTGACTTGTGGCAGCGTTTGTCGGATATAGCAATAGCTTTTTTCGCTATCCAGATAGGGGTAAAAAATGATCGAATTGGAATGGATAAGGAAGGGTTTGACAGATCGTCGCCCCATCAAGGTAGCAAAAATGACCGGCCTGCACGTCAATACAATTACCGATATTCGCGACGGCAAAAACAAAAATCCAAAATTGGATACGCTCAACAAACTGGCATTCTACTTGATTGGAGACGGTGCGTGAACCCCACTATCTACCACGGGACGCCGCTAACGCCTCGCGCGGCGCTTAATGCAGTGCTGCCCGGTCGCGCTTCATGCGTTTCGTTTTTCCACCCATATGATGCGGAGGCAGTAGCGGCGGTTTGCCCCTACGTCATGTTTCGACAATGGCGCATTTTCGGAATGGAAAGCCGCCATGAAGCGCGGCGAGGAATGGTTTCTGCGCGAGGACTGGACGCCGTATTATCGGTGGTTGGAAGCCCGCCTCTTTCATCCAGGGAGATGGGCCGTGATACCGGACGCGCCCGGAGCGCCATCGCAGCTCAACGACAGTTTGATACCAGAATGGCCCTTTGGGCAGAAAGGCGCGCCACTATGGCACATGGACGGGCCGATAGAGCGATTATTGCGGCTGTGCGAAAAATGGGATCGCGTCTGCTTGGGCTGGACAGGCAAGGGAAAAACGCTCGACAACCCAGACTATCATCGCCGCATGGAGGAAGTTTCGCAAGCGCTCGGCAACCAATGGCCGGTCCTGCACATGATGCGTGGCGTCATGGTGGCGCATGACTACCCATTCGTCAGCGCCGACAGCACAAGCCTTGCCCAAAACGGACACCGCTATGATCACAAAGACGACAGGTATAGCCTCACCGGAGGACCGCCATCCAAATGGGATGGCCGAAATCAATACGGCGAGACTCTTGAGTCAGGAGACCCTAACCGGCGTAAGTGGGCACTTCTCGGCTGCACACCGCTCGACAGATGGAAGAATGCACGGCCATCCATGGATGGTTACGGTCGGGACCGAATATCGCTCTTCGGGTGAAGCGGACACGTATGGCGCCTGGCGTGATGAGGTTTTGTC